GTCTAATCCAATATTGTTTCGAATAGCTACGCCTAAGTTTTGAAGCAAAGCTCGTACTTCTTTATTCTTCTTTGCGTCGTCCCAACCTTCATCATTTACCAGGTCTTTTACGGTTATGTCTTTGTAATGAACGTCTACCATTACTACGGGATCTATTTCATAAAGCACTTCTCGTACTTTATCTGCAAAAGCAATGCGTCTAAACCCATACTCTTTCATTAATATCTTTGCTACTTCATCTTTTCCCGACCCCGCGTACCCTGATAACCCAATAATCATATGACAGCCTTAACCCCTCTTACATAGTGCTTTGCAGACTCAATGCCAACAAGTATCTCTTCTTTACTCATAGCGCCAACGTCTTTCATATCAGTATTAGAGTAGTTAAAGAATCTACCGTCAATACCCATACTTTTACATGCATTTAAGATCTCTAATGAAGACTTACGACCTGCGTCATCATTGTCTAATGCAAACAACACTTCTTTAGCGGATCTAATAAGATTAATTTGATGTGCAGAAACTATGGCACCGTAGGTGCTTACGCCACCGAACACACCAACTGATAAAAGCCTAGCAACATCTAATGGTGACTCTACTACGACCATACGAGGTAAACCTTGATCTACAAATTGTTTATAACCAAATAAACATTTGCTTTTTTGAATACCAGTAGGCCAATTCTTAAAATACCTAGTTCCGTGGCCCTTCTCTTGCCAACCTAATAAGCTTTTAGTTATTGGATCTCGTATTACTGTAATCCAAGATTTAGATTGCTCAGACCATTTAATTTCATAGTATTGAGCTGCTGCTAAAGATATACCTCTATCAGACAATGCTTCTTGAGGAGGGTCTACAAATGCGGCTAACATAGATTCTGTAATTGGTTGGCTTTGTGTCTCAACTTCTTTTTCTACTTTAAGCGCTTTTGCTAATCTTTCATTTAAATCGTTGTAACCCTTATTAATCCAAGTTTGAGCCTCTTCATAATTAATGCCCTGTACATGTTCAATTAAAGTCGTTAGCCCACCCTTAAACCCACAAGAAAAACATATATGCATGCCCGTTTCGGAGTTAATCCACCAAGATGGGTTGCGGTCTTCTTTTCCAGTTCTTGATAGATGAGCCGGGCAATGGCAAAGGTACTCGTCGTTGTTCTCTCTAATTATGTCTATGTTTAAACGTAATAATAAGTCTTCTATATTAGAGCTCATATGGAAGAACCTGTTCGATTAACCCATCGCCTACCATTTCAGCAAACAAACCTTGATCCCAGTCAAAGTCTAAAGAGACCTCTGCTCTTGGGCAGTTACGGCTTTCTAATATCTTAAGAATGCGAGTAGTGTCTAAGTCTTCTGCTTCTTTTTGTAAACCTAATACAACGTCCGCATCTTGCACGAAAGATGAGGAGTAACCAATGGAGTCAGAGGTAACCTGCCCCTTCTTTGCTTTCCAAGGAAGAGTTTGTGTTGTAATAAATATAGGTTTGTTCATTCGTTGAGCTAAACGTTTTAAAGATCTAGTTATGTTCGTCAAAGCCTGTGGGGTATTGGCTTCACCTGTTTGCTCATCAATCATTAAGTAAACACCATCAATAAATACAACATCAGGTTGAAGCGTTTGTACCTTTCCGGCAATACCTGTAATAGTAGAACCTGCTGCAGAATCTACTAACCAAAACTTATGTTGCTCTGCCATATTCCTTAATATGGTTCTGTATCTAGACTCTTCTTCTTTTGTTAGAGCACCATCAAGAAGCCTTCTGTGAGAGATCTTTGACTTCATTGCATCAAATCTAGATTCTTGTTCAGTGTTGCTCATTTCAAAAGACTGGAACATGGGAACTTGGCCAGCCTTGTGCATGTTTAAAGCAATTTGTAATGCAAGAGTTGACTTACCCGTTTTAGGTGGAGCAACTAAAACAATTAGTTGACCGTTCTGTATACCACCAGTTGCTTGATCAATTCTTGGAAATCCAGTTGGTATACCACGCAATCCTGGATTTGCTTTTCTATGTAGGTACTCATCCCAACGGTTAAGTGGAGTATTAGTAATATCTAAGTCGCTACTTAGGGATAAACCAGATTCTTCAATTCTTATTAAGCCGGCTTGTAAAGCAAGTAGTGCTGAATCGTGGTCTTGTTTTTCAATTCCTTTGATTGCCTCTTGGACAATAGATACAGTTGCGGCTTTTCGCCTTTGGTCTAATAAGACATCTACATAGAAATCTATTTTATCTGGAGCGTCTAATGGGGCGTATGTTGGGTAGTTAGATCGTATGGTGTCTAGGCTAGGTGTTTCGCCATACTTTTTGTAGTGGTCACATACAAATGTAAATAACTTCTTATCGTTTGGATCAGCAAACCAATTATCGTTTACATTCTTTGTTAGTACATAGGCAAGAGACTTCTCTTGAATAATCTTACTTAAAAGTAATGATTCGTTATTCATAATTGTGAAAAGTCCATTCCCCAATGCCCATATCTCAATAAGCGAGTTGGCAAATCTAGCACACCTATAACCTCTGGTCTATAAGGCAACTCCTGAACTAGGTGGTCAATTGCCTCGTACACAGTAAAATACCTAAATGGGTTAGTTCCCTTTTTATCTAATTTATTAACTAATTCCTCTAGTTGTTCCTCTGTGTGAGAAAAAGAAACAAGTTCTAGGGTGTATCCGACACGCTGAGAGAAAACGTATAAACGACTAAGAGTAGACCTGTTAAAAGTCTCTACCTTTTTTGAAACAGGAATTACTTTAAATTGCTTCTTGACTTGTACGTCAATGTCAATGAATGTATCAACAACAACGATTACTCTTTTTGGTAATTCGTTGCTTATGTCCCCCTTGAGCATTATTTATAAGACCTCTATTTTCCCATACTTTATGACAAAGTTTCTAAAAGTAGAGTTAGACTCTTGTGCCTTCTCCGCATCTTCTCTAGATGCTTTTGTTGAAATCTCTAATGGGTAAGTTCCACCATTTGTCTCTATACGAGCTTTAACAAACTTAACGTGTTTACAAAAACTACGGCCACGGAAACCGGCGCATGTGCAGTAAAGATTATCATCTTTATCAGTGCTTACTTCAAAAATGCTTGGTCCAGGAGTTTGCTGTTGAGTTAGAAAGACTTGAATAAGTCTTAACTCTTCAGACACGGGTGCCTCTTTCATATTCGACGAAGGTCTCCTTTCTGGCTTATCCATGGTATCTCAGCAAAAGCTTCTCTTGCAAAACTCGCTGTTGAGTTACCGTATATGGATTCCCACAGAGGGAGAGCATAATTGGTGGTAACAATAGTAGGCAATCCTTTGGAATGGCGGGTGCGTAACACATGATGAAACATGTTTTTTTGCCAACCAGAGGCAGACATGTGTTCTTTGCCTAAATCGTCGATTACAAGAACCCTGATGTTATAAGCATCATCTTTGGCCTCACCAAGTAAACCGGCAAATAGTTGGTTATCCTCAGGGTTTTGGTCATCGTCCATAGTTCGGCCTTTTAAGTTTAATAATTCAGCAAAGGTGATGAAGTAGGCTGGTCTGACCAAAACAGAACCAGATTGAGAGCCAAAGTTCTCCATTGAGAAGGTCCGTAGCATCTCCTGTATCGCAGCTACCGCTACGGTAGTTTTGCCGTGTCCAGGGTCTCCTGTTATTAAGAGCCCTTTCCCACTAGAGGGCTTTCCAGAGGCTCGGATGATATCTCCATTGGCTACCATCTCAATCCAGCCTCTAATGCGCTTTAAACCGTTCTGAGGGGCATCCTGGCAGTCGTCTAAAGTCCACCCAAGATACTGATTTGGGATACCAGCGATTTGCAGCCACGTACGGCGCCTTATAGGTAGGTCCTCGATAAGGTACATTTACAATCCCCTTTCTGACCAAAACTTATCGTCAGTTTCGGCTGCCTCTTGGATTAGCTTAGGAGCCTCAATCAGAACCTTAGCATCATTTAAGAGTTGGGGAAACATCTTTAAGAATAAACGCCAGAGGTGTTCTGGGTCGGTGTACTTGCCAAGG